TTAACCTCAACGGCATTTTCTCTGCGTACAATCTTTGGACGCTCTTCATTTTTGTCGGCTCCCATGATGTAGCCAATAACTCTAAAATTAATTGTAGTTTCATATCCTCGGGCATCTTCAAGTAATGAGGATGCGTTGTTATTTAACGCATAATCAGAGTCAATAAATACTTCAAATCGATGGTTGTCTTTTTCAATTACTGTATAATTGATAGCACCCGTTCGAGTCATAAATGGAGTGATAATTTCATTAATTTGTTGTTGATATTCTGCCATAACTGTTAGGGTATAGTTTACTTCAAGATAGACTGGGATTGGAACAGTGATTGTTTCATATACTACTTTATTGTTTTTTCTTGGGAAATTGTTCTGATTGGTGCCTACGATATCTGATAGTAGTCTTTTTGAATCGGCATTCGCAAAGTTTGCTGTTTTGTCTTGTTTAATAGTTCTTGCAATGGTCATAGAGCCGCCCTTCGCATCACCTACGTTTTGTCCGGCTGCGTAGTAAGCACCACGCTTCGTTAAATCTTTTGTAATACCTGTGCGTTCCATGCTCATGATTGGGTAAATTAGCCAGCCATTAACATCACGAAGTTCTCTATTATGTTTAATTTGAAAAGCTCGTTCTGCTCCTGCCCAAATAAAAGGCACTTTTTTAAAACCTTTGTTTGTAGTACAAAAAATATCAAGCCCATCATCTATAAACTCAAATAAGGCACGATCAATTGTTTCAATTGTTGAAGGCTGAAGTTCTACCTCTTTTAATGGGGCGAGTTCTGTCTTTCTTGGGTTGTCTGTATAATCAGGTGGCATCGAATAATCCTTCTCTTGAATAGTATGCGGTAGCTACAATTTCAAATGTGTGATCAATCTGTCCAAACAATTGTCTTGCCCATTGGGTGCTAACGATCTCGTAGTAGTAATCGCCATACAAAACAAAGTCGCCTTCGCGAACGTAAAGGTCTTGATCTTCAATCAACCTTCTCTTGTGGAAGTGAATTGTGATCGTGTTTTGTTTGTCCATACCAGCAACTGTATCTGCTTTTGTTTCTGTGCTCTGATAATCCACAAGAGCATAGACGCGAACAGGTGGTAAGAATGTTTTTTCTATAGCCTCGCCATAAAGGTTATTGTATTGCGT